GGGCCGTTGATTGGGTAACGAATGCAGGAGATGTTGTACATAATCTCTCTGCTATCGCCACTCAAGGCCTGGTCTTGCGGTACGGATATACAATGGAACATACTGTTTCGAAGTATATCTATACCTTAGAAGGGAGCTCCGGAATTGTAGGAGCGCCTCGTCTAAAGGTACCACCTCTTACTATGGTTAGTGAAACCAAGAAGAGGATACCTGCAAGCCCCTTTGGGTTTGGCACAACTTGGGATGGCTTGTCACCACTCCAAGGTGCCATTGCGGCTGCTGTGGGTATTACCCGCAACAGCTGACAGTTTGTACTGTCAAAACACCAATTGCTGGAATGATTCCAGCGCAAGGAGCACGCTATGGCATATGCCGACCCTCAGTCGATCACCATCTCGGGTGTGACGACTCCCCTTCCCCGGGTTTCTACCGGGGTTGGAGCGTCTGAATACTCGAGTGCTGACGGCCTTATAGATCTCAAATCGTCCAACGCCTACGGGCGTCGGACGAGGCGAGTTCTTAGGGTTGATCACACGAAGGTGTCCCCGGATCCGTTTATTCCGGCGCAGAACGTCGAAGTGTCGATGAGTAATTACATCGTCTTCGATCTTCCAGTCGTCGGGTATACGAATGCCGAGGCTCTCGCTGTCTACACGGGTTTTAAAACCGCGTTTACAGCGTCTTCGGACCTGCTCATCACCAAGTTGCTCGGTGGTGAGTCTTGAGCACGCACTATGTACCACGTCTGAACATGAGGTCTTGAATGACCATCATGGAGGCGTGGTTTAGCGCAATGCTCTTGGTAATCTCTATCGGATTTCTCCTTTACATTTGGATAACCTGGTAGAGATATGTGATCGGGTTTTCCGGCCGTCCGCATGAAGCGGACGGTCGGCGGCCCGACCATACGTCATGGCTAAGGAAAGACCACCTCTATTTAAGGAGGGGCTTTGAAAAGCCTGACGATGCTCTGGATGAAACTGGCACACGAGTGTGCCAGTAGATGTTGCACTAGCGCCACCTTCGACTGCAAAACAGTCGAACGTCGGTCTAAATACGAGGGGTTGTCGTTTCTCACGATAACCCTACCTGCGTTTGGAAAGGACCTCGAAAAAGGTCTAGACCAAATGAAGGTCGACCGCAGTCTCTTCCAGGGTTTTACCTGGAGAGCAGGTCTCCCCCTATTTCTAGGGGGTTTCCTCGATCGTGTATTTG